TTGTTGTCAACCCTGAGTCATACACATGGTACGAGTCAACCAAGTACCGTTTAGAAACCAATGTAATTGCTTCAGGTCAAATTTCTGTTGCATATTACGGTTACGGTGCAGTAGCAACTAAGGTTGCAGCTGGTTCATACCTATGGAAGGTTGCATAAACTTCCGTTAAAGGAAATAACTGTATAGGGGCGTTGGAAGCCTTCGCCCCTATACTCTAAGAAAGGAAAACATGGCAGCAACAACACCAACAGTCGCCGAACTTCGTAGCGTGCTGGGTATTGGGTCTCTTTATACAGACGCCGTTGTTGATGAGTGTGCGCAAGCTGCTCAAGATATTGTTTCCTCGTATTTATGGAGAGACGAACTTAACAATTACGCTCACAGTAACATTGTTGGCAGCGGCACATTATATTTTAATAACTCAGTAAGAAACATTTTTTATGTTGGTCAGACTGTAACAATCTCAGGTAACGGCGCAACTTTTAACGGAAGTAAAGTTATTACAAGCATGACCGATTTTAGTGTTACAGTAACGACCTCGCACTCAACAGCTGAGGCTATTCATGCTGTGCAACCTTATGGCACAGTAGCAGGGTCTACATATACAAATTATGCAACAGTTAGTGCTGTTAGAGAAGCTGCGCTAATGGTTGCTGTGGACATTTGGCAATCACGCCAAGCAAGTAACTCAACATCAATTACAGCAGATTTTCAACCTAGCCCTTGGCGTATGTCAGCCAGCCTGATCGCAAAAGTAAGAGGTTTGTTAGCACCGTACTTAAGTCCTAACAGCTTGGTTGGCTGATGACTGTCGCCGTTACGACACTCAGGTCAACCCTTGCGACAGCGCTGGAAAACGCTGGGGTGTGGCAGGTCTTTTCCTTTCCACCTGCCTCACCCATTGCAAACTCAGTAATCATAAGCTGGGATTCTCCTATGTTAGAGCCAAGCAACAATCAATATAACATTGCACCTAAAGCCAATCTAACAATCACCTGCATTGTCCCTATGTTGGATAATCAAGGTGGGTTGATACAATTAGAGGATATGGTTACAGGTGTATTTACAAAGTTAGCCGCTTCAACATTGAAGCTAAATGTGTCAAGCGTTTCAGCACCTGCGGTATTAGCTGAAGCACAAGAAATGCTAACTGCCACAATCAATGTAAGCGCAATCACGAGCTGGAGTTAATATGAGCAACGAATATACTATTCCTTCCGAGGATAAGGCTTGGCTTGAAAAAGTCGGGCAAATAGCACCACAAACCGAAAAGCCAAAAATCGTAAAGAAAGACGAGGAATAACCAAATGGCTGTATTTCTAAATAACAAAGTAGGCGTTAAGGTTAACTCTGTTGATCTTTCCGACCATGTAACAGCTGTAACCCTAAACCGTTCATTTGACGAGTTAGAGGTAACAGCAATGGGTGACGGCGGTCACAAGTTTGTAAAGGGCTTAGAAGCCTCATCTGTAACAATCAGCTTCCTAAACGACACAGCTGCTGCAAATGTACTTGCTACATTACAGGCTGCATGGGGAACAAATGTTACTGTTGTACTACTACAAGAAAAAGGCACAGCAGTTGGCGCAACTAATCCGCTGTACACAATGACTTGTCTAATCAACAACACAACTGACATTAACGGTTCTGTTGCTGATCTAGCAGTACAAGATTTAACCTTTAATATCAGCGGTACAGTAGCGGTTGCTATAACAGGTACTTTCTAAGGAGAAAAATGCTAGGACTAAAAATCACCAAGGCTTCAGGTGAGGAATCTATTTTGGAAATTACACCAGCGATTGAGTACGCATTTGAACAACATTGGAAAATGGGCTTCCACAAATATTTTAGGGACGAGGAAAGACAGACTGGTCTCTACTGGGTTTGCTGGGAAGCCCTACGCCGTTCAGGAGAAACTGTAAAGCCTTTTGGTGAGCAGTTTCTAGAGACCTTGAAAAAGGTAGAGATTGTAGACGCTGATACCCCAAATGGGTGACGAGGTATGACTTTACTTATTTAATTGCTTCATTAGCAGTTGAAACAGGCATACCTCACAGCGAGTTTATTAACATGGATAAGTCAATGTTGTTAGCAACCTTGGCGTATATGAAGGATAGGGTTAAACAAATTGAGCAGCACAGTAGAGGTAAAAGGCGGTAAAGCCCTACTTGTTGCGCTAAAAAAGTATGACAAAAATTTAGGAAAAGAATTAAATCAGGAAATGGCTAATTATCTAAAGCCAGTAGTGCGACAAGCTAGAACTTATTTGCCTAGCCAATCACCTTTAACAAATTGGGGTAAGCCTGTCTCTAGTTTAGAAACTATTAAATACAGACCTTTTCCGAGGTATGACGGATTAAAAGCCCGTAGAGGTGTTGGTTACACAACCACGCCAAGCAAGCCAAACAAAAAAGGCTTTATTTATTTTGCACAAGTGTTTAACTCAGAAGCTAGCGGTGCTATATTTGAAACTGCTGGGCGCAAAAACCCTAATGGACAGCCTTGGATAGCTGGCAGAAAAACAGCTAGCAAAGAGTACAGTCACTCAAATAACCCTGACGCTGGTCGTCAATTTATTCACAGTATGCCTGAACTTTATCGCACGCCTAGAAAGGCTAACCAATCAGGTCGTCCAAGTCATAAAATGGACGGACGGGCTATTTTTAGAGCATGGGCTGAGACTTACGGCAAAGTAACGCCACAAATTATTAAAGCAATGGAGTCAGCCAAAATTAAGTTTGATACAGGAAAGAGAGCCGCCTAATGGCAAAAACAGATTTATCGGTCAAGATTGGTGCTGAATATGTCGGCAAGGCTGCCTTTGCTAAAGCTGAGAAAAGCGTCAAGCGACTTGGTAAGCAGGTTGCTGCTTTAGCCCTTGGTGGCGGTGTACTTAATTTTGGACGCAATTCAATCCAAGCATTTTACGATTCTGAGAAGTCTGCGAAGGCGTTATACGGCACACTTAATAACTTAAACCTTGCCTACCGTAAAGATGATGTCAATAAATATATTGACAAATTAAGCCTAGCCACAGGCATTGTAGACGAAACTCTTAATCCAGCCTTTCAACAATTCTTACTTACAACCCGAGATGTAGCCAAGTCTCAGAAACTATTAGGTACAGCATTAGATATAAGTGCTGGCACAGGTTATGATTTAGGTAGCGTAACCAAGGCATTAAGTGCAGCCTACGGGGGCAATAAGACTGCGTTAGGGAAAATGCAGTTGGGTCTTACAAAGGCACAGATCGAAGCTAATGACTTTCAAACTATCCTTAAAGCCCTTAACTCAATCTTTGCTGGTCAGGCTGCTTCAGCCGCTAGTGGCTACACAGGTCAAATAGACAAGCTAAACATTGCTATTGACCAATTAAAAGAAAATGTTGGTAAGGGCTTAGTCGAGGGCTTATCAGACGGTAACGGGAATATAGATCAAACAGCACAAAACATTGCAAGGCTAGGCACAGCACTTGGTACAGCTACAGGTTACCTTGCCAAGTTTGCAACTGGTTGGACAGAATTATTTACTAAAGAGGCTTGGACTCAATTTTGGAACGACCTAACAGGACAAAAACCTTTATTGCAAATATCCAGGGGTGGCGATCAGGGCGGTGCTGAAAGAGCAGCACAGCAGAAAATAGATCAAAAAGCCCAAAGACTTGCAGAGCAACAACTTAAAGCAACTAAGGCTTTAACTGCTGAGCAAAAGAAAGCACAGCTGTTAAAAAAGTCCCAAGGCATTTTAGATATTGAGCAGGCTAACATTTTGGCTGCATTACAAGGTAAGATTACAGCTAACGAAAAACTTAGATTAGAACTGCAACTGGCTTTACTCACAGGTAATGCTAAAGAGGCAGACCGCCTAAGTAATGAATTGTTGTTGTCTCAGGCTCGATTAACAGGATTAGCCACATTTATTACAAGCCTGCCTAAAGCCTTAAACCCGTTTGCAGATTACCCAGCGTATGTTCAAATGGCTTTAGCTGAATTAGCAAAACTGGCTAACGCAAAAAATATGGTTACCTTCCAAGGAATTACAGCCCCAATGGGTACACCTATTGCATATCAAGGTGGATACCAAACAAATGCCCCTACGATCATTAACAACTTTGCTGGTAATTTGGTTACTGACAAAGACTGGGCAGAATATGTAAGACTACAACTTATCAACCAAGCAGGCGGTGGCAACTTTGCTACCTTGAACCGTAATGATTTTAGGCAATGACAGCCCCAGCAACAATCAATGTAAGCCTTAACTTCTCGTCGGGTGCGACTTTTCAAAACCCTTTTACGGTTGGAGACCCTGTTAATGGCAGGCTTGGGTTTGG